ATTACATGATAAACTTATTACTGATTATAAAATCGATCACCTGGAACTATCTTTTGAAGATATTCTTCCTAAGTTCGGCTCTTCTTATTCTCCTGATACTAAACTTATTTCTTTAGACGATAAGGTAATTGAGGACTATTTAGATTCTCGAGACTCAATCTTTTCCAAAGAAGAACTTTTAGAGGCTTTAAAGCTAATTAAAGATGAAAATTAATAGCGTAAAGATAGAGGGTTTTCTTTCCATCAAGGAAGCAGAGCTTAATTTCGAAGATTACTCTGGGCTTATACGAGTCTTAGGAAAGAATAAGGACACTAAGCCTTTTTCTTCCAACGGGGCGGGAAAAAGTTCTATTATTGAAGCAATTGTATTTGCTTTGTTCGGGAAGACCATTCGAAAAACTACCGAGAAAAGTATAACGCATAACCTTTCAAAGAGCCAATGCAAAGTTACTCTGGTTGTAAATGATAATATCACAATCACTAGGACGAAGAAACCTCCCTCCCTTATCGTAGACTCAAATGGAGAAAACTGCACATTAGAAGGCATCCAGCAAACACAAGCAAATCTTGAAAAGATTCTGAATACTAATTATAACGTATTCTTGGCTTCTATTGTGTTCGGACAGCAAAACTCAATTAATTTTTTATCTTCTTCGCCCGAAGAGAAAAGGTCTATAATTCAAAGTTTTTTAAATGTTACGGACTTGTTTAAAAATCGTTCTAAGATCAAATCTTTAAAGACCCGTTATAATAATGAAAAGAAGATCGCAGTTACTTTGCATTCAGAATCGGCACAAAAAGTTAACTCTTTAAAAACTAAAAAGTCAAACTTACGAAAAAATAGGAAAGACGCATATGCCTTGCTTTCCCCAGAAAAGGAAAAGTTTATTCGTAAGATGTCCTTTACGGATATTAAAGATTTAGAGAATAAGCGTAACGATTTAGAACTTGAACACAGAAGTAAAGAGCATGCCTTAAAAACTTTGGAAGACACCATTATCCGTCTCAAGAAAGAAATTGAATTTCTCTCAAGTAATGAGTGCTGTGAACATTGTGGAAAAGTTCCCTTTGCTCACTATAGCAAGAAACTACAGAATGAGAAAACCTTAGAAGACTCCTATCAAGAACGAGATATAGTCCGTAAACAATTAAAGGAAGCTTCTTTGGAAATTGACAAAGTTCAAGTACCTATTTCTTCTAGCGACTATGAATTGATTGAGGGGGTAAAGAATACTGAGGTTGAGATGAAGGTAATTACTAGTCAAATTAAATCTCAGCAACGTTTAACCAGAAAACACTCTAAAGAAGTTGAGGAAGCTCAGAAAAAATATGATGTTATGCGATTTTGGGAACACGCGTTCTCAGAACAAGGACTCGTAAAGTACGTTATCCAGCACATCTTGGAATATTTCAATGACCGCTCCAATTATTATTTGAGCGTCCTGACCAAAGGTAATTTCTCAATCTCATTCGATGACCTTCTGGACGAGACTATTAAATCAAAGAAACATAAAGTATTTTTTGACGCTCTTTCTGGAGGGGAGAAGAAGAAAGTATCCCTAGCTGTAATGCTTGCTTTAAACGACCTTCTAATACTATCAGGCAAAAGCAGGTCTAATTTAGTGTTCTTCGATGAAGTCGCAGACTCTTTAGACCAAGAAGGCGTGAAGGGATTATGCGAATTAACCAAAGAGATTACCAAAGAAAAAAAACTCTTTCTTATTACACATAATGATTATATGACGTCTTTAATAGAGGACGAAGCAGATGTTCTGCATGTAACCAAGAAAAAAGGAGTTACTTCCTTTAAGTAACCATACTATCCACATACGAAAAAGATGATTAAACCACACGGAAAAAGACTATTAGTCGAAGTTAGAATAAACAAAGTAGAGTCCAACTTCGGAATTATTATCCCCGATGAAGCACAGGATCAAAAATCCTCGGAAGGAATTGTACTTGCTGTAGGGCAAGATTGTGTTATTAAGGAAGGGGAATACGTACTCTATAATGATTATATTGGGAAAGTTGTAGAATGGGATGGGAAAGAACTAATTCTTATCGATGAAGACGAAGTTTTAGCTACAATCGAGGACGAGTAATGGCTTACGAACTCCCTGAAGATTCCCTTCAAGAAACTATCTTCCACTCTAAGTACGCATATCCAGGCGAGAAAAGCTGGAAAGAGTGTGCCAGACGAGTTGCCCGTAAAGCAGCTGACGTAGAAACCCCAGAAACCAGAGAAGTTACAGAGAAAAAGTTTTTCGATGCAATTAATTCCGGAGACTTTTGTCCAGGGGGACGAATTCTTTTTGGTGCGGGAAGAAGCAAATATAACATGCTTAACTGCTATGTCCTCGACCCAGAAGACTCTGTAGAATCTATTGGAAAAGTTGTATCTGACATGTACAAGATTTCCTGTGCTGGAGGAGGCATTGGATTTAATTTCTCCAAGATTAGACCTAAAGGGGATGATATTCAGAATATTAAATGGTCCGCTCCCGGTTCTATTTCAGTTATGAAAATGATTAACGAAATTGGGGAACATGTTCGTGCGGGCAAAAACCGAAGAACGGCTCTTATGGCAATTCTTAACATTAGCCACCCTGATTTCTTAGAGTTCCTAAATGTAAAATTAGACAGAGGAGAACTAAACAACTTTAACATTTCTGTAGCGATTACAAAGAGATTTATTTCTGCTGTAGAAAATGATGAAGAGTGGTACTTTACTTTCGGAGGTCGCCACAGCAAATACTACACGTATGACTTAGCCAGAACTTCGGAACTAGGAAACGACACCATAACAGTAGTTGCTAAAGATGAGGAAGATGCTATTGGTCGTGCAGGGATTTCACACCAGAAGCATTACAAGGATACATTCTCAGACGCAAAAAAAATTCCTTTAATGGCAAAAGATATATGGAAACGTATCATAGATAATGCGGTAGAATCCGGAGAACCCGGAATTTTTAATATCGATTTTGCAAATGAATACACGAATGTCTCATACTTCGAAGACATGCCCGCAACAAATCCCTGCGGGGAAGAGGTTTTGCCTGCTTATGGAAACTGTTGCTTGGGGCATATTAATTTGTCTAATATGGTGGATATTGACGGTGATATTGACTGGCGTCGCCTTGCTAGGTCTATTAGGACTGGTGTTAGATTTCTTGATAACATCCTTACGTCAAACCATTTTCCCATAGCAGAGTGCGAAGAAGCAGGAAGCCGTAGCCGTAGAATCGGTCTTGGAGTGACTGGATTACATTATTTCTTAATTAAGGCGGGATACCGTTATGGTAGTGAGGACTGCATTGAGTTTTTAGAAAGGCTTTTTGCTACGATTCGAAATGAAGCCTATAAAGCTTCTATGTATCTCGCTAGGGAAAAAGGAAGTTTTCCTGCTTACGATTTCTCCAAGCTCAGAGACGAGAAGTTCATGAAGACTCTTCCGCCTAGAATTAGGTCGGATATTAAAAAGAACGGCTTGAGAAATGCAATCCTTCTTACAGTGGCTCCAACGGGAACTATTTCTATGGTTCTAGGAGTTTCTACAGGACTGGAACCAATCTTTGCTCCTGTGTATAAAAGACGTTGGAGGTCTGGGTCTACTGATGTATGGAATGAGACCCTTGTAATTGACCCTCTGTTCAAGGACTTATATTTGCGAGGAAGAGATGTGTCTCATTGTGTGGGAGCATATGATGTTACTCCCGAGGAGCATATCAAGGTGCAGTCAGTGGTTCAACAGTTTATTGACTCCGCAGTATCAAAAACTTGCAATCTTCCGGCTACCTTCTCCCCAGAAGGATTATATGATGATTTGATTACTTACGCCAATGACATTAAAGGATTCACCTTTTATCGAGCAGGGTCTAGAGGGAATGAACCTTTGGAAGCTGTAGATATTAGCACTATTGATTTGGACGCGCTAATTAAAGAAGGAAAGATGGAAATCCTTGCTCAAGGAGTAGATACTTGTAAGAGTGGAGTGTGTGAAATTTAATGCCTATTTATGAATACAAATGCAAAGAGTGCAGAGTAATTTACGACTTAAACTGCTCTATGAAGGACATGAAGAAATATATCATGTGCCGAGAATGTGGAAAAAGAGCAACTAGATGCTATGAAGGTCAATCCTTTATTATTGATATGGATGAGCCTACTGGGAAATTTTACCATAACGTAGGAAACGACAAAGGCTCAGCTCTTAAGTGGCATGATGGGGCTGTAAAAGCCACTGAAGACGCTCTTAAGTTTGACAGTGGTGTTTCTCCTTACTCTAGAATGAGCCTTAATTACGAAGAACTGGAAAAACAGGGCGAATGTAAGAAAGTTTCTTCGAAAGAAGCAAAAGCCCGAAAAAAATCTTCCGCGAAAATGGTTAGGGATGCTGCAAATAATATGGGCAAGGGAGAACTAGACATTGTAACCCGTGCAGATAGAACAAAGTCTAAGTAATGCGAGTTAAGATTTTTAAGTCTGCCCCCGACCTCCCTACCCCCGCATATAAGCACGATGGGGATGCAGGGTTTGATATTTACTCTAACGAGGATATTAATGTTCCTGGAGGGGGAGTAGTACTTGTCGATACAGGCATTAGAATTGCAGTTCCCTACGGTTATGAGGCTCAAATCCGACTTAGAAGCTCTTACGCAAAGAAGAGCATTTTAATTCCGAATGCTCCTGGAACCATAGATTATGGTTACAAAGGTCCTGTAATGGTTGCATTGAGAAATACTCACCCCCATATAGCATTTCATCTTTCAAGAGGAGAGAGATTTGCTCAGATTGTAATTAACGAACTTCCACTTGTAAAGCTTAAGGCGGTATCCAAAGAGGAATTCTTTGAAGATGATACGGATAGAGGGGAAGGTGGTTTTGGTTCTACAGGAAAGTGGTAAATTTTTGAGCCGAGGACCCCTTTAATAGTAGGATGACTTCTACTCAGTACGATCTAGCAGACGATATTCAACGCGGTATCATCTACTTGTCCAAATCGGACAAAAACTTCTTAATCCAGGCAATGCCTATGGTTAAGCCTGAGTATTTTGAATATCCCTCTCACCAGAAATTCTTTACTGTAATTATTGATTATTACAAGAAGTATCAAAAGCTTCCTGCTGATGATTTCGTATTGGAAGAGGTTAAAAAGGTTATGTCCCCAAGCGAACTTTTCTCTGACTATAAAGAAGAAATGGGACGGATTAACCAGTTAGACAAAACCTCTTTATCTAACGAAGATTACTTACTGGACTTAGTAGAGAGTTTCGCTAAAGAGCAAGCCGTACAGGAAGCACTTTTAGAATCTATTAATCTAATGAAAAAGAAAAAGTTTTCTGATATTGAAAATGTAATGCGAGGAGCACTTACGGTTTCAAGAGACGTAGACTTAGGATTGGATTACTTTAATTCTTTAGACGATAGATGGGATAGGACAAAGAAGGAAACTAGAATTGCCAAGTACAGAACTATTCTCCCATCTTTAAATCAAGCATTGGAGGGAGGATTAGCCGCAAAAGAACTTGCCATGGTCGTAGCACCTCCTGGAGTTGGAAAATCTTTGTATCTTGCTAATCAAGCGGTAAGGTCTTGTTTTGACGGGAAAAATGTTCTATATATCTCTTTAGAGATGTCCGAAGACCGAGTAGCACAAAGACTGGATAGTATTATTACTAGAATTAAGCAGAATGAGCTGAAAGATAAGGTTGAATCCCTAAAAGGTAGGCTTAATAAGATATCAGAAACATCCTCATCTTCTGGGGAACAAATAGGACGATTAAGAATTAAAGAATTCCCTACGAAGAGAGCGGATATTAATACCATAAGAGCTTTCCTTGTACAATTAAAAAATTATGAGGACTTTACCCCTGATATTGTACTTATAGACTATTTGGAATTACTTATGACAGATTCTACCCTCGCGGAATACCAAGCACAGGAACGCCTAGCTCAGGAACTACGAGGTCTTGCTATTGAGAATGAATGTCTTGTCTGGACCGCAACTCAAACGAATAGGGAAGGTAAAAGAGTAACCTTAATTACAGAT